GACGTTTATATCCAAAGAGATGGCAGATAGGCAAAAGTTAGCTTTACCTGCCCCAGGTACGACTTTAGAAGATATATTTAACGGAGTGGCTAAAGACCGCGCAGGTAGACCTTTCGGCACGGACATAGTCGCAACTATGATGACAGGGGCGCAAGATCTACCTGATATAGCAACCGATATAGCTCTTGTGGCGATAAACCCTGTGCTTGGAGGGGCAGCAGCTTTAGGAGCTAGCGGAGCCGCTGCGTATGAGGAGTCAGGACAGGAGATAGACGCAAAGATAGATAAAGCGTATAAGGACGGGACGTTAGCAAAAACAGATGCTTTTAACACATTGGTCAAGAAATTTGATGGTGATGAAGACAAAGCTGTAGCCGCATTGAAAGAAAAAGGCGGTCAGTACGCAAAAGTAGCAGGATCTGTTGGAGGTATATCTGATGCTATATTAGGTAAGCTTGCCATAGGTCAAGGAGTTAAGAACAGTCTTGGTATAGTGCCTTCTGCGTTCTCAAAAATAGGGGTGTCCGCAGTAACAGAGGGAGGCACGGAGGGTTTCGAACAATATCTAACAAATAAGGCTACTAAGTACTTAGGCACAGCTCCTATGGACGGTGTGGGCGCACAAGCCCTTATGGGTTTTGTATCAGGAGGGCAAGGAGGCACAATAGGGGCTGGTATAGATGTGGCTTCTGATGTTTCTGAAGTTGTGCAAACTGACCCTGTGAGCAAAGATATAACAGCTGCAGATAAAGAGGCTTGGATACGCACCATAATAGGCGAGGCTGCGGGTGAGTCTGATGCAGGGCAGGCAGCAGTAGCACACACTATACTAAACAGATATAAAGATGGAGGTTTTGGTAAGTCTTTACAAGATGTCGTGTATGCTGACAAACAGTTTTCTACATACAACCCCTTAGATCAAGGTGGTAACACGTTACACCAAAAGAGTAAAAGTAGTCCTGAATATAAAAGAGCTGAAAAGCTTGTAAATGACATACTGAAAGGTAAGGTTGAAGACCCCACAGAAGGAGCTACACATTATTGGAACCCTGATGTGGCTAATCCATCTTGGGGAGACACAATATTATCTCAACATAAGTCTGGTGGTAAAAAGATAGACAGTCATATATTTGGAGGCAACACAGGTGCGGTGGATACTGTAGATGTAGCAGAAGTTGCCGATAATATAGACAAAAAACCCACAACTCCTACAGCGACTGCCGACGTGTTGGATACAGGTCAAGTAGATGCCGAGCCAGAAACAGATATATCCGCAGAAGTAGTGGCTGAGATACTAAATAAACCTACAAATTTTGTTACCGACTCAGACGTAGATGTGGTCACCGATGTTGTAGCTTCTCTTGAAACGGCTACCGACCCCACTGTTGACCTCACTACGACTGTTACACCAACTACTACCACCACTACCACCACAACAACACCTTCTTCTGACATTCCTGTAGCCCCTGAACAAGGAATTGCACAACTTGCAGGTGCAAGACAAGTCACGTTAGATCCACCAGAAGTAGCAGAAATAGACTATACGTACGATTTTGATAGTATTTTTGCTAATCCAGAGCAAGAAAAGTTGTTTACTAGCCCGTATAAAAACTTTACTACTGAAAGAGATGTATTTGATAATTTTGATAATGATGCTAGAATGACCAGAACCACTCCGTATGAGCGAACAACAGAAGAAATATTAAACATATTAAGAGGCGTAGCATAATGTCTACATGGTTTGAGAAGATAACAGGCGCATTTAAACCTGCATCCACGGGTTCTTCGTATATGAGTAGCAACTATGAAAGAGAGGCAGGTATAAATCCTGATACTGGAGGCATATTAAGTGGCTTATTATATACAAAAAACCCAAAAACTGGTGAATCTGAGTTTGATTTTAATAAAGTGGCAGGATTAGCAGGGCTAGCAGGGAGTGCGTTTGGTTTGTTTCCTAGCAATCAACCTGTAACAGGTTATCAGGGAGAGATACCTAGATATAGAGCCGTTAGATCACGAGTCCCTGGCACGTTTGACCCCACACGAAGACCTGGAAGTGGAGGGCAAAGATACTTTTCAGATATGCAGTTTGTGCCTGAAGAAGATAAAGAGGCAGCTATGGCAGCGGCAGCAACTGAGGCAAAGGGGTTACAGTCTGTAAATTTGGCTAATCCTGCCCAAGATAGAACAACAATGTTTATGGCAGAGGGTGGTATAGCCGCAGCAAAAAAGAAACCAAGGTATCTAGATGGGGACACGGATGGCATGGCTGACGAAGTTCCTGCTATGATAGACAATGAGCAACCTGCCATGTTAAGTGATGGCGAGTTTGTAATACCTGCAGATGTAGTTAGTCATCTAGGCAACGGTAACTCTGATGCAGGAGCAAAAGTTTTAGAGGAGATGATGGATGAAGTTAGAATGGCAAGGACGGGTACAAAAAAGCAAGCCCCTGAGATTGACCCTGAAGACTTCTTACCGACATAGGAGGGTATAATGGCAACAGATCCAGCAACAGCTAACGTAGGTGGGTTGACCTCGCAACCCCTAGCAAAAGAATCTTCATTATCCTCGTATGTAGGTCCATACGTAACAGAAATGTTAGGCAGAGGTGCAGGTATTGCTAGCGAACCTTACCAAGCCTATACAGGTCCTCTTACCGCTGGAACTTCTGATCTCCAAGAAAAAGGTTTTGAAGGGTTAGCAGGTCTTAATATACCCACAGAACAGATGGGTGCATTTACTCCTCAGACATTTACAGGTGGCATAGCTACACAGTATATGAATCCTTTCTTAGAAGCTGCTTTAGCACCTCAACTAGCAGAAGCCAGAAGACAGTCTAACATATCTGCACTTGCTGACCGCTCGAAGCTTACTCAAGCAGGAGCGTTTGGTGGTGGTAGGCAGGCTATAATAGACGCTGAAAGAGATAGAAACCTACAACAAAACCTAGCAGCGATTACAGGAAAAGGGTATTCAGACGCATTTAGCCAAGCCATGAAACAATTTAATATTGAACAAGATAGGGAGCGAGGAGTACAGCAGGATATAAATAAGTATGGACTTGCAGCTTTAGGAGATCAGCTAGACGCAGGTGCGATACAGAGAGGTATAGAATCTGAAGGTATATTAGCAGATAGAGAGCAGTTCATAGAAGAACGTGATTTCCCATACAAACAAGTGCAGTATATGCAGTCGTTACTACAAGGGTTACCATTAGCTACACAATCTATAACATATGCACAACCTACATTTTTGGAGCAGTTAAGAGCTGATTCAGGTGATGTTATGGCACTGCTAGCGAGTATTTTTGGAACGGGTGACAAGCCTAACCCATCATCAAATGCTGCAGATTTTGTTGAAAAGGTGATATCATGAGCATGGGTATAAACTCTTTATTGTCTAGCGTAGACGACAAAATGAAAATGTTTAGGGCAAACCCAGAACAAGCGATGCAGCGAGCTAAAATAGCAGGGTCTACACTGGATGCCATAGCTGCTGAAAAAGTATTAAGTGAGAAACAAGCAGCTGCTAACGAGTTACAGCGTCAACTCATGCCCGACCCGAACACCATTGCAACTCAGAACGACCAAGCACTACAGGGTATGGCAGTGCAAGAGCTTGCTAAAGGCATAGGACAAGTATTTCAAGTAAATCAGGCTAGAAAGCAAAAGAATCTTAATAAAGTGGCTAGTATGGGTCTAGCAGGTGCGCCTGTACAACGGAAGATGGCTATGGCAGATGGGGGTATTGTTGGGTATCAGGCAGGTAACACCGTGTTTAAGAACGACCCTTATGGAACACCTAGGGGTAGACGTTTGCAAGAGATAATGCAGATGGATATATCTGCAGAAGAAAAACGTAAATTGTTAGAAGAAGAACAAGTTATGACTTCAGGTCCAGGCATACCTGTACGTCAAATAGCTCCCGCTACAGTGAATAGACCTGAACTTACCCCAACTATATCTCCAGGTACAGAATTAAGTGGGTTAGATGTGTTGTCTGAAAATCTACTAGCAGAAAATCAAATGAGTGCCGCCATGACTCCAAAAGCCGACCAAACAGTTGTCGAACAAGCTGCTTCTGAGCAACCCATAACAGGTGCAGATATGTTTAAAACGACTCCTGTCTTAGATGTGGAAGCTGAAAAAGCTGAAGAAGCTGTCACGAAGTTACCTACAGTTAAAGAACAAGAAGAAAGTCCTGCCCTAACTCCAACACAAGTGGATGACCCACCAGAAGAAAAAACTAGAAAGAAGAATGCCTACAATGAATGGTTCGAAAGACTATTAACAGTATTGTCTGCACCTGCCACAGGTAGAGGGTTAGGTGGAGGAAACGTGGCTAGGGCTTATGTTCAATTTAGTCAACGAGTTATAGATAATTTTAATAAAGCTTTAACCTTAGAGATTGAAGATGAAAAAGTAAAAGCTGCTAATAAGTTTAATCAATTAAAAGCACAAGGTATGAACGATGCTAAATTGATGGCATTAAAAGAAGATTATATAAACCAGATAAGACAGATTAGAGACAAAGCAAATGAGTCGATGGTTGCGTTAAGATTAGAAGGAGATAAGAAAAAACTAATTGAGTTAGAATCTGACGACAACCCCGACACAGATGCCATAAACGCACTAAAAGCTAAGATAAGAGCTGCAGAGAGGATGATTGAGGCGGGTGTAAGGGAACAAACAAAGTTACAAATAGCCGAGATAGACGCGATAAACAAGATATTAAGAGGTAGTATAAAAGGATTGCCTTCCTTAACCACAGGAGGTTCTGGTGTGCCTAGCGGGTTTCAAAACAAAGCAAATATAGTTCAAGGTCCGTAGGGGGGACAGATGCCCACCTATGAGATATACAGAGATGATGGCACACCCATAAGGGTAGAAGGACCTGAAGGAGCTACCCCAGCAGAACTTGTTAGGAAGTATCTAGATGAGCAAGAGACCGCTTCTCTAGTTGCCGAGGCAAGAAAAAGACAGCGTGAGAAGCCTGTAAAACTTAGTCAATATCTAACAGAGATACCTAAAGCAGGTGCAAGAGGTTTAGCAGGTATATTTGAAACGGGTCTTCTTGGAGGAGCGACGGTGCTTCCTGAATCTGTAGAAGCTCCTGTACGTGATGTAATTAAACGTGGGGGTGAGGGCATACGAGATCTGTTAGCTCCTGCACCAAACGTGCAAGCAAGATTAGAGGACGACGAGTTTCAGTTAGCTGAAGCCCCAATAAAATTCTCAGAGGCTTTAGGCTCTTTTGGAGGTATATTAGGCACAGCTCTCTTTAATCCTTTAGCCGCTGGAGCTTTAGCCGCTGGAGCAGGAGCAGGAGAGGCTAGTGAACGTGCTAGAGCAGCAGACGCTACGCAAGAAGAGCGTAATATAGCAGCGTTAAAAGGTGTGGGTGCAGGATTAACTGAATTAATACCTCTAGCAGGTCCCGTAGGACGTATATTAAAAAGAGTTCCTGACAAGATAAAAGATGGTTTTGCAGATAGGGCTATAGATTTGGGTATAGCAACCACTGCAGAGGGCGCACAAGAAGCACTTGCTGCTTCATTGCAGAATATGATTGAGCAAGGGTATAACCCAGAACAAGTTATATCAGAGGGCGTTACGGAAGCAGGTCTATACGGTGGGGGCGTAGGTGGTGCTGTTGAGGCGATTATACAATTTGTTGAAGGGCGTAAACGCAGGAGGGCTGGAGATGATACAAAGACTGACGACACAGGAGATGGAGAAGGCACTGCAGTTGATACACAAGGCGAACAAACAGAAGAGGGACTTGCCAATACCCAAGGAATTACAGATGATACACCCACTAGAGTGGGTGTTACTGGAACAACTACTGGAACTGATACTGGAAGAAAAGGACCAGAAGACGATACATTAAAAACAGAAGAAGGGCAGGAAACTAAGACAGAAGAGACAAAGACGCAGGAAACTCAAACAAAAGATACAGAGACAGAAGAAGCTGCGGCTGGCTTTGATGCGGTATATAGTGGTGAGAAGCAAGAGAAGCCAAGGGTTAGAATACCTGGGAAGATGGTAAAACAAAAGTCGACTGCTCCTATAAAAGGTAAAAACTCTACAAACAATGAAGAAGCGAACACAAGAGCCGAGTCAACCTACGATCAAAATTTATACGATGAATACTATCTTGCTGATCTTAAAGATGACAAAGGTAACGTCATAGGTAAACAGAGTTCTGAAGAATTGCAACAGTACAATAACCTTACACGATTTACAGTAGGGACTAGAAAAGGCACTGATGAGGTCGTTAGAACTTCAAAGAAGTCAAAGTATGACGCTCCTAACTTACCTCTCAAAGATAAAAATAAAATACTAGAACTGATTGAAGCTAGACCTGAACGCCCCACAAAAGAAGACGTTTTAAAAGACAAGTTTGATACCGAATTTTTTGTAGCACAAACATTAAGTAAAGACCCTGTGGTGGAAGATGCACTGGATGAGGCTGCTTACATACTAACTCAACCTGAAAAAGATAGAGTAAAAACGTTTGAGGAAAAAGTAGACAAACCTCAGATGGTTGTTGACAAAGAGACAGGAAAGTTAAAACCAAAACTAGATGAAGAGGGTAAACCCATAGTAAAGAAGGGCGCAATAAAAGAGGTAGACCCTTCACGAGTATACTTTCAAGGCGATAAGATAAAAGTTAAAAAGCCAGACGGAAAGTTTAAAACGGTAAACAACTCAGGTTTAGAAGCTGCCACTATGGTATCTAACTGGGTAACCAATAACCTTTCTCCTCAAGGGCAAAATTGGTTTAGGAACAGGGTGGCTTATTATGGTCAAGATAAAGCTGTAGGCACTAGAGGACAACTAGGTAAGTTAAGAACAAAGAAACAAGCGGAACTAACTGAAGCCACAAAAGTGCAGGCTAGAGAAGCGCAGGAGAAGGCTACACAAGAAGAGTTAGAAGCAAAAGATATAAAAGAAGCTGCAGAAAGAGCAGCAAAAGAAGGCACGGGGCTGCAACCTGTGTCCCTCCCTGCGTTGGAGATGGATGGTCTAGACCTAAATAGGTTTATAATGAGTGCGCAACGTGGGGACGTGCGTCTCTTGCAACGTGACGAATTAAAGAAACAAAGAGAAAGAGCAGAGGCTCTTCACGCTATCTTAGTAAAAAAAGGTATGAAGAAAAAGGCTTTGGATATTGAGGCTGTTATAGATATGGACGTGCCTTTGATGGATAGCACAAAGAATCTAATAGAAGAGGGCAAGTTGCAAGAAGCCTTGGAGGACTTATCTACAACCTCTGACAATAGTGTGGTTCAAAAGATATCTAAAAAGTTAGCTGAAAATGTGAAGGATACAAAGGTAGTATTATCTCCTCAAATAATGGTGGATGGGAGGAGACGAGCTGGAGCTTTTGATCCACAAACTAACACCATAGAATTAGATGCAGAACGAGGTATGACTCCTCACGTGTTACTACATGAGATGACACATGCCCAAACATCCGCAGCGATTGCAAACCCGTCTAACCCTTTGACTAAGCAGATACAATTTATATACGACAACGTAAAAGATAAATTAGATACGTATTTTGGGACAGAAAGCTTAGACGAGTTTGTAGCAGAAGCTTTTACTAATCCACAATTTCAACAGAAGTTATCTAAACTAAATATAAAAGGAGAGAAGATAACAGCTCTGCAACGTCTTGCTAACAGTATCGGCAACTTTATAAGACGACTCGTAGGCTTGCCACAAAAGAATATAGACGCTGCCACCATAACAAGTGACATAGTGGAGAGTTTGTTAGCCCCTGCACCTGAGTACAGAGACGCAGGTAAACTTGGCATGGGGCCAGAATCTATATCTAAGATACTCTCTAACCTTGGGAAGAAAGAAAAAACCAAGACCTATATGGGAGATAAAGATAAAGAAAAATTTTTAGATGATGTGAATGAGGCTTTAGGAGACCCAGGATTTTCAGGCATAGCAAAAGATATACTACTCAGTCTGGGGGACTTGGTTACAGCTACAGAGATAGGAGAGGCTGTTGTACGAAAGGGCATGGGTGAAGATAAGACAGGCACTTTTAGAAAGATTAACAGAACAGTGCAAACACTTAGAGGTGAAACAGAAAAAGCAGGCAGGCGGTTTGATGAAGTATTTCAACAGATAAAACCATTTTTTAAAGACAAACAGCAAAGAGATCTGCTTGACGACATAATATATAATTTAGATTACGGAGCTACAATACACCAAGTTGACCCTGACGGTGGCGTGGAATCTGATTACAAAGATGACCAAGGCAATGATATAAATGTAGAACTAACAAATGGTAAGACTAAAACTTTAGTTCAAGTATGGAAAGACAATAAAAACAAGTGGAAAAATCTAGGTGCGCCTGGAAGAAGAGTATTCAGAGCCATGCGCGATCATTACAAAAATGAGTTCAAGGATGTGCAGCGAGTAATAAATAAACAGGTTGATGAAAATCTAGGGGCAAACTCACCAGAAGCAAAAGCGTTAAAGAAAGACGTGTTTGATAAAATATTTAACGAGAAAACTTTAAATGTATACTTTCCGTTAGTCAGAGAAGGGGACTATCTAATAAGGTTTAGTAGACTTGACCCACAGAAACCTGATGACAATCTTGTGGTGGTTGCAGTGAAGACAGAAAGCGCGGCAAAAAGATTGTCAGAAGACCTTAGAGCTGACCCCACCATAGACTCAGACTCAGTTGAATTTAAAAAGTCTGGTGACATGGTAGGTGATTTTATACAGAAACCTCCTACAGGGTTTGTAAATAACATACTGGAAACTCTGGATAAGGGTATAACCAATAAGAAAGAACGTGATGCTTTTAAAAAAGAAGTAGTAAAACTGTTTCTAACAACTCTGCCAGAGACATCTCTAGCCAAATCCATAAGCAAACGGCAGAACAGAGAGGGATTTAACCCTGATTCACTCGCTGCATTTAAAGAAAAAGGTTTTACGCTGGGACGACAGGCCGCACGGTTATCTGTAGGGAAAGAACTGAGAGCGTTATCAGGAGAGTTAGATGCTCTCAGAAAAGAGTTCTACGCCATACCAGCGAATAGACAAAAAGCGGAGAAAAATTTACGGAATCTCTTTGGAGTCGTAGACCAGATGCCATCTTTAGATAGAGTAATAAAGGATGTGAAAGATCGTATGAACTTTGCACTAGAAGGGGCAGCTAATAAAAACATGGAGCCTGTGTTTAAGAATTTAAACCAAGGGGCTTTTTTGTATACCATAGGAATAAACGCTTCGTCTGCTATTGTTAACCTATCTCAGATACCTCTGTTTGCTTACCCAATGCTTGGGGCTAGGTACGGCTATAATAATGCGTTTGGGGCTATAATGAAAGCAGGGCGGATAACAGCAAACTCACGAAAGGGTCTAGATTTAGATTTGATGAGCTACGTCACCGTCTCACGTGATCCAAACACTGGTAAAGATACATACACGATTGATAAAAATTTTAGACAAGGTGTGGCGTTTAAACAAGATATGAACCCTAAAGAGATACAGGCACTGGAGGCATATTTACCATTGCTGCAAGAAGCGGACGGACGAGGACAACTTACAAAAAACTGGATAATGGATGCTCTAGGATTAGGAGAGTCAGGGCGAGAGACAAGTATACCTGACAAGGTTGTGGGGGCATCTGCGTATATGTTTAACCTTGCAGAAAAAATAAACAGGCAAACATTACTATTAGCTAGTTATGAACTAGCGATACGAAAAGCAGTTGACCCAAAAAACAATATAAAAGAGTTATCGGCAGTTGTTAAACAAGCTTCTCCAGAACAGCTTGCTGCAGCAACAGATACAGCCTTACGTGAAACACAAGAGGTTAACGGTGGAGCCACGTTAGAAACAGGTGCAAAGATATCAAGAGAAAGTTGGCCTCGTGTAGCTTTTATGTATAAGGGTTATGGTCTACGTATGTATTCCTCTATGCTTATGTCTGCACGTGAACTTCTTAGGACTGATAAAACTCTGACAAATGAGGAACGAGCAATAGCTTTTAAGCAAGTCGTGGGATTTCATCTATCTGCGTTAGCGTTTGCAGGTGTGTACGGACTGCCTCTGTACGGAGCTATAAGTATGATAGCAAACATGTTTCTGGATGACGATGAGGACGACGCAGATACGATTGTACGAAAAACAGTCGGAGAAGAATGGTATAAGGGAGTTGCTAACTTATTAACAGGTGTAGACGTAGCTTCTCGTGTCCGTCTAACAGGTTTATTAATACAACAAAATAGATACAACAGAGATGCTACTTGGGAAGAGAACGTCTTGTTCTACGCAGGTGGTCCTGCCCTATCCACTATGGACAGGCTATATAGAGGCTCTGCAGATGTGCTAAACGGAGATCTAGAGCGTGGATTTGAAAGCCTACTACCCCCTGCGGTGTCCAATGTCTGGAAGGGAGCTTTTGGTAGAATATCACGAGACGGTTACATGTCACGTCGTGGCGATGAAATATACGGTGATCCTAGTCGTGGGGAGCTTTTTGGACTTACATTAGGGTTTGCCCCTGCAGAATATATACGAAAAATGGAAAGAAACGCCTATAAGAAGGGTCTAGACAACGCATTAAATACTAAGAGAAGTAATATACTAAAGAAACTATACACGGGACTCAGAACTGGCGATGTGCCTATGTATAACGATGCGTTTCAAGAGTTGATGGATTTTAATGAAAAGCACCCTTTTGCAGCTATAACAGCGGATAGTGTGTATAGATCTATGCAAAGTCATAAAGAAACTTCGAAGAACATAATGGTGAACAACGGTATAAACATATCTAAGCAGAACAGAGCATACATCATGCTACTTGAAGATGAGTGGGACCCTGATTACGACTTTGATAGATTGTTTGGTTTTGGGTAAAAAGAGTGACCACCCGAAGATGGTCACATAAGAGAAAGAGAGTGACAAGCATAACCTGTCACCCTACATTTATCACAAAATCCTCCAAATGCGAACACCTAATTTATTATTCTCTACACGCACATACGCTTTTACGTCCCAACCCTTTGTTTTTGCTATAGTTTTTACTTGTTGTATAGCCTTTTGAGTGTTGACACATGGGATAAATACAGAGGAACTTGTTACCATATTATCCCATTTTACTATTATTCGCACCCCATCAGGGTTCAAATCATCAGTCTTCAGTATTCCCTGTCTTAGCTTCATCTTCTATTAAACAGTCTACAGCTATCACGTCCGTTGGAGGTAAGTTCATATGTGTGCCTTTACTAAGCCGTATCTTCATTCTTTTAGCGTTCAGTTTTTGTTTTAGATCGCCTATAAAAGCATTGTAGTTTATCTGATGCTGTCCACACCACGACTTCAAAGGCTTTGGCACAAGGTACGCACGTTTCAAATCTGTCTCGTATCGGGCTACAAGTTTACCTCTTGGTAAGGCTTCAGGTATAACAAGGCTTGCCACATCTCCTTCTTGTTTACGCAGATCATCTGTGCTTTTTATCCATAGCACGTTGCTCCAGTGTTCGTGTATATAATCATTCAACGTCTCCTCTACCGATATACTCATGTCCTCTACTTGTCGTTTGTTTTCTTTCAAACACTTTATAGCCCAATCAAATATTTTTTTGGTGTCATACTTAATTAAATCTAAATGTTTAGCTATGACCAAACCTGTCATCGTGCAAGCCACTAACACAGACCAAAATCTATTCTCTGCTGTAAGTCCTGCCTTTTCGTCCACCCTTCGTTGTATCTGATTAAGAAGTTTTTTAACCTCGTCTAAATTGTTTAGAACGTACTTTATATATACTTTCCCTGCATGACCATAGTTCTGTGACAATCGTGAGGTGAACTCGTCTGTCTCAGCCTTTGTATAGTAGTTCTGTTTTGTGGCTTTATGCTCCAGTATACGCTGTGCTTCTGCTTTTGGCATAGACTTTGCCATACCTATCATTTCCACCACACTTGTGTTACCTGTGGTTACTGAAAGAAGTTTCCATACCTTACCTCTAGCCCTTTCAACGTTACTGCTTGCTGACATACGTCCACGCTGTCTACCACCCGTTAGCTGATATGCTAGATTAGAAAGTTCCATGCTTTTCATGTTAGTAAGCTCATCCATATACAACGGTAAGTTGTGGTATATCTCACCTCTATTCATCTTGGTGTTATACGTATCCTCTTTATCTAGAATAAGCTCATCAGGATCTCCCCATGCAGACATCCCTGCGATCATAGCAGTTGTCTTACCCAAACCTGACTCCTTACTGTGCGTGTGAAAACAAGCACATTTTATAGGTAAAAAACTCATCAACGGAGACCCAAAAGATGTTCCTACTATGAACTGATGTAACTCAAAGTTATCTACGTTGTAGAAGTTCATTATGTCCTTCCATTCTTCTAAAGTACCTTTAGGTTCAAAGTATGAAAACAAACCTGCTGTTGGTGTGGAAGGAGGATTAAACCTTGTTTCTTTAGCGTGTATTTCTTGGTTGCCAACCACAAACCCCGTATGTTCGTCGTCCGTCCAGCCAAACTGTCTTCTTGCTTGGTCTGCGGCTCCCTTTGCTTGAAGTTGTGTTACCCATGTAGTTGTGTATGCCATGATATCATCCATTTTTGGTACAGCTATGCCTTGCATAGATAAGTTTTTTCTTAACTCTTCTCTAGATGTCACAGAGGTCAAAGGCACTGTAAACTCTCTCACTCCATCTCTGGGTAGGTGTAAACGCATAACTATAGCTTCACCCATCTCCACATCCATTATACGTTTTATAACATATAGATCGTTTTGGTATATTAATTTGTCTTCTTCATTATTGTCTTTGTCTTTAAAACGTAAGTAAACACCTCCATTTGCCCCTCGAAAATATGGTTCTGGGTACAACGGTATGTCTTTAGATGCAGGTGCTTTCTTTATACTTTTTCCTAAAGATATGGGCGACGTTATCTTGTCCCAGTGCATACATGTAGAGCATGGTTCTGGATCTTCTTCTGCAAACTTAGCGCACGTGTAAGGACCTTTTATAAGGTCTGCTTTCTCTTCTGTCAGATACTGATTGTATTCTGGGTGTCTCTCAGACATTTTATGCACAGCTTTGTCAGCGTCATTACAGAACTTGGCTATAGATAATCCTGCTCTCCACAAAGGTTCGCTTATGTTTTGTTGGTTCTCCATAATGTTTTTGATTTGCTCACACCCTGTGCCTCTTATTGTTCTTGATAATATATCTTTAAACCCAAACTCTGAGTTCTCTATCAAAGCTTGTTTAAGAGCGTTTGCTTCATTATTTACTTTTGTAGGTACAGTCACACCTTCTTTACCAACCACCCGTGCAAATTCGTCAAACTCTGTGCTACGAAATTCTCCTGTACCAAAAAACATGACAGGTTTCTGTGTACCACGCTTGTGGTTATGTGTGCCAGGGACTCTGAGTACCCGCGCAGCGTCGGCAGTTACACCATTGTCTGCTGACAAGTTATGCTGTATACACATGTCCTTGAGGCCCTGGGCTACGGGTAGCCACTCCCCATACGATACACTCTCTGTAAGAACCCAGTACACATGTATCCCATACCCAGAGTTTATAAGCATAGGTCGAGGTAATCCTGTATCTTCCACAAATCTTTTTAAATCTAAAAAAGCTGTATTCTGATCGGGATACTCTTTACCGACACCGCAGTCCAAATCTAAGTAAAAAGAACTAAGACTCTTTACGTTGGTTACTCGTCTATCTTTATCTGTTTCAAATGTAGCTAACCCAAAGTATGCGTTGATACCTTCAGCATCTAACTCGTTAGCCTTTTTTATTACATCGTCTATGGTTGCATGGAAACTCTGTACCTTTTTGTCCCCAAGACCTAATACAGAATAATATCCATCACCTAAAACCTTCTCTAAAAATTCTTTTGTTTCCATTTTTCCCACCTTGTGCCGAAGACACCACGACAAGATACGGCACGTTATCCTTTCGGCAAAAGCCTAGTCGTGGTGAGGTTATATTAATCGTCCCACTTATCGACGATTTTACCCAAGCCGTCATCAGCATCCTTGGTGGGAGGGGAAGACTTCTTAACGACCTTCTTTGGTTCAGCCACTGCTTCATCTGGGGTATCAAAAGGATTGTCCTCTTTCGCCTCAAACACATATCCATCAGTCTCTTTAAATGGATTCTTGTCTTCATAAGGTATGTACTTTATGACCTGTACTCCTCGAAGACGCAGTGAAACATTCTGCTTGCCACCCATGTCATATGGAACAAACGATACGGCTATATTAACTGTGCTACCTGTGGTCAACAAGAAATCAGCTGGTAATCTGTTACCCTTGGAATCAACCTGTATAGGTTTAGCAGTAGCTTGGTTCTTGTACGCACCTTTTAAATTAGCCTTGTGCGTAAACATGCCATCATCGTCCTTGACAAATAAACGCTCTAGATTTTCTGCCCACTTGTCTTTTCTATTAGCCTGATATACTTCAGACATAGCTAGATATAAAGCCTTGGCAGTGGCGTTGTCCATACGAAATTGTATAGAATACTCTGCGCCATCAGCCGTAGCCTCACATGTCACAGACCTACTAGCTACGTTATCAAAGCGGTAGGTTGTATTTATTTTAGGCCAAAGAGCCTCTACGTTTTCTATAATATATTGTTCCATTTATCTCTCCTTCTCTCTATATTATAAATCTTCATCTAGTTCCGCTAGTGAATCTTCGCTCACTGTTTCTTCGCTACGTTTACTAGACACCTTAGTTAATGCCGTGGCTACTTCACCGACACGAAACCTATAAGTATTACCTATTTTCACATAGGTATCCTCTGGTATGTGTCCTTGACGTACCCAGGCACGAACAGTTGATACGGACACACTAAAATGTTTAGCTACGTCCTCTATTGGTACAAAATGTTCATTCATGCTTTCCTCACAGAAATTGTTACCTCTTCTTCAATCTCTAATCCCTCTGGCTTGAGATCAGGATTCTCTTCCAAGAACTCTCTCATGTTCGCCTGATTGATACGTTTGTCAAGTAACTGAGGTGCATTTTCTTCCACAATGAGCTTGTGTATTGCATCCCATTCACTGACCCAGTATTTCTTTTTAGTCGAACGAAAGAATAATCCTTCAGAAGTTCTCACGCTTTCTACATTGTGATCTTCACAATGATCTAGCATTGCCTGTTTTATTGTGTCTAACTGTCGTATAAGGTTGCCATCTTCTTCCTTATACTTGGCGGACAGCATAGATCTCTCTGCTCTTATACGTAAATACGTTTTCGCCAATTTGTCAGGGGTTATTTTGTCACCCATATCTCTCTCCTACTCTTGTTATCTATTAACATGTAATATCAAAATGTGACTTAGTCAAGCACTTCTTTGTAAAGTTCTACAAATTTTGTGTGTACGTCTATTTTTCTATCTAATAATTTGTATACATGCTTTTCTGCGTCAGACCCTTGCAGTTGTACTACGGTGCATTTATGTGTCTGACCAGACCTATGCACACGTGCGTTCGCTTGGTCGTATGTTTCTAGCGAACTGGTTGGTCCCCACCAAACCACTGTGTTAGCTCGTGTTAATGTAACACCATGTGCGGCTGCTTGTGGTTGGATCACGAGTACTTGTGGGTCAGTGTTTTCTTGGAACGCTTTGAATATATGTGTGCGTTTATGTGCAGGAACATCGCCTCGTATTATCTCTGTAGATATACCCTCTGACCGTAATCTATCTGTAAGTATATCTATGGCATGCTTAAAAGGCACAAACACAAGAACTTTTTGACTAGATTCGTCAATAACCTCACGTAACACTGCGTACCTTTTATTTATATCGAACTCTAATATGTCACCTTCGTCTGTGTATATAGCACCTGCTGATATTTGTAGTAACTTGTTAAGAGTCACAGCCGCGTTTATGGCGGTTATCTCTTCCCCTGTAATCTCTAACACAAGTTTTGTTTTTAATTCCTTGTAGTATTTCTTTTGTTGAGCGGTAAGCTCCACCTGTCTTTTGGTGTATACCATAGGAGGCAAGTCTAAACATTGGTCTTTTGTAAAACGTATGGCAGGTTGTAACGCTCTAAACACTACATCTGTAGCGTTCGGTCGTATCTTCCATGTAAACTGTGATACTTTAAACATAACCATGTCCTTAAACGCACCAAAGAATCTTGGCACTCTGTTCGGGCTAACAAGTTTTGCTAGTCCATATGCGTCTGTGGGATTCTGTGCGGCTGGTGTACCTGTCATCATCCACAGCCACGTGTTATCGTGTATTAGTTGACGTAACAACTTCCAGCGTCTTGTCTGAGCATTCTTATAATGTGTGGCTTCATCTACAATAATCAGGTCAAACCCGCCCTTCTTTAGTTCATCTAATACGATACCAATACCGTCGTAGTTTATAACCACATAGTCTGAACCCTCTTGTATTATCTTCTTCCGTTTATCTGCTGAACCGTGTGCTACTGATACAGTTCTATGCGTCGCAAATGTAAACAAGTCATCACGCCATGCACTATCCATGATCGAGAGCGGGCATATCC